TTTTCCACAGGTATAAGACAGTGAGTGAATGTGTGGGTCTCAGTGTATAAGGCACTTGACAAAATGCAGTGATTGTGTTATAGTGAATTGGCAGGTATTTTGTATAATTATAGGGGGTTTTGTGGGGTAATGCGAAAAAATCAAACATCCCTAACCTACAGAGGTGACAAATTGAGAGAGCGATATCAAGTTCTTAAAAAAATTTTTTGGGGCAAAAAAATGCCTGTAAGGTTACTCTATGAAAGGGTCTGGGGCACAACCATCAGTCCCTTAGATGAAGTGAGTTATATTGTGAGTTGTCTGTGTGAATCATTAAATATACTTAAATCCCATTATAAGAAAAAAATTTTCCAGGATAAAAAATGGTCTATAAGTTGATTGCAAGAGACAGGGTATTTTGTGAGGGCACTTTGTCAGAATGTCAAAAAACACTCACAGGTATCTCCCAAATGATTAGTGCAGGATTATCCACAGACTTTCAGGTAGAGGAGTTTTTAATTATGGTAAATTATGAAACCAACTGATGCAGGCTTTGATGGTGCAGAGGGAATTAATCTAAACAATTCTTCCATGCCAGATGGTGGAGTTTATAGACTTAGAAGGAGCAAAAAAATTATTCCAGATCCAAAGAAGCACAATTTAAAAAATCAATTAATCTGGTACTATCCAGACCACAAAGATGCAAAACTTTATTATTGTAATCATAACAATCAATTGTTTGAATTGGAATTTATTTCAGTGGAACTTGACTAAAACTAAATAGGGCAGTATCATTGAATTGATACACGTGTAATCAATTATTTTGAAAATTTTATGGCAAAAGGATTTACTGTAAAAGCAAAAACCCCCTCAGACCAACCTGAGGAACTCTTCAATCTTCAGGAGTGTCTGGAAAGAATCAGAGGGAAGAAGATAGTATTTTGTCTACCAGGAAGGGGCGTATCATATACATTCCTTAAGAGCTTTGTTCAGTTGTGTTTTGATCTGGTCCAGGCAGGGGCAAGTATTCAGATCTCACAGGACTACTCTTCAATGGTAAACTTTGCAAGATGCAAGGTACTTGGTGCCAATGTACTTGCAGGTCCAGACCAATTGCCCTGGCAAGGTAAACTGGAATATGATTACCAACTTTGGATTGACTCAGACATTGTATTCAATACCAATGCCTTCTGGGCAATCTTTGCAATGGACAAGGACATTGCCTGTGGTTGGTATGCCACAGAGGATGGTAGGACCACATCAGTTGCCCATTGGCTAGAAGAAGATGACTTCAAGAAGAATGGAGGTGTCATGAATCATGAGATGGTGGACACCATTACCAACAGAAAAAAACCATTCACTGTGGATTACACAGGCTTTGGTTGGACTCTGATTAAGAATGGAGTATTTGAGCACCCAGAGATGAAATATCCGTGGTTTGCTCCTCAAATGCAAGTCTTTGAATCTGGCGAGGTTCAGGATATGTGCGGAGAAGATGTATCATTCTGCCTTGATGCCATCAATAAGTGTGGCTTTGAAATCTGGTGTCATCCTCAGGTACGAGTAGGACATGAAAAAACAAGAATCATTTAGAATTCTGTGTAAGGACCGCGTGATTTACCAGAATCTCTCTCAAGAAGACCTCTTTAATGTTTTAGATGAACTATCAGAGCAATTCTATGAGACAGGGGTTCCCAATCCTGAGGATCTTGTGGTAGAATGTCTAGGTACTAATTGTGATTAATTATGGCCAAGCGTCCCTCTTTCACTGGAACAGAAAAACCAGAATCAAAACCAAAGACCACTAGGCAAGGACGTTCTAAAAATACCAAGTTCTCTGCCACATCTAGAAATGGTGCCAAAAAAAGATACAGGGGTCAAGGATAAATAGAAATATCTATTCAGATCCCAAATGTATTGTCTAGACTCCAAGGATGAGTGGACAATTATTCATCAGGATGATCTTTGGGTATACAATAAACTAATACTTTCAATAAAACTTGGGCATCTCTGTGGACCTACAGGGGTGCCTGTTCCATATGAAGGTGATTATGTAGTCAGACCCATGTTCAACCTCCTTGGAATGGGTAGGAATGCAAGGATAGAGTACATTAAGGACTCTACAGAACACTTCCATCCATCTGAATTTTGGTCAGAGATCTTTTATGGACAACATTTAAGTGTGGATTTTTACAAAAAAGAGTCAAAGCTAGTTGTAGAGGGCATCAAGGATCATAATGATCCTCTTTACAAATGGTCCAAGTGGCAAAAAATATCAAAAACTGTTGAATTCCCAGAAGTTTTATCTAATTTGAAGGGAAATTATGATTGGATAAACTGCGAATTCATAGGAGATAAGTTAATTGAGGTTCATTTTAGACAAAATCCAGATTTTAGGTATGGAAATACAGTTGCCATTCCAGTCTGGGATCAGAATAGTATAAAATCTGGTCAAGAATATACATATATTTTAGATGAAGACTATCATAGGAAAGGATTTTATATTAATTGAGGGATAGGAACCCCTTAAAAAGTTCTAACTAACCTTAGAATTTTAAAACTATGTCAAATTTACCAGTAGATAGAGATCCAAATTACATGTACAGGATGTGGGGAACCACAAAATTGGTCACTGATTATACTGCAGGAGGATCTACAAAGGTTCTTCAGGAAATTATGCATGATGATGTCCCTAAGACTAAGCACTTTTTGAAGGAACAGGCAGAATTGCACCAAAAAATTCGTAATGATGAAGATTATGATGATTGGGAATATGGGACAGAACCAACCTATGGAAAACTACAATAAATAAAAGTAACCTACTTTACTGCTACAGTGCCTTTAGAGAATATTTCAAGAGGATTTAAAGATATTAGTCTATCCTTTTTGAGACATCCTGTTACTAATGATATTGCTGTTTTAAAAAATGAAGATGCTATCAAGCGTTCAGTAGTAAATTTAGTTAGAACAAGAGTTGGCGAAAGATTCTTTAATCCATTATTAGGGTCTAGTGTAGAAGATTACTTATTTGATCTTTCTAATTTTGATATTTCAGATCCTCTTCAGGAAGAAATTAGTAATATAATTTCTAATTTTGAACCAAGAGTCAATCTGAGATCAGTAAATGTGGAATTAATAGTAGACTCCAATGAAATCAACATAAGAATAGTCTATGACATTATAGGATTATCTTCACCAACTCAAACCATTAACTTTATATTACAGCCAACAAGGTACTAATGGCATTCACTCAATTTACAAATTTAGACTTTGATCAGATAAGAACATCAATTAAGGATTACCTTAGATCTAATTCTACATTTACTGATTTTGATTTTGAAGGATCTAACTTATCAATCCTCATTGATGTTCTTGCATATAATTCATATTTGACTGCCTATAACACCAACATGGTGGCTAATGAGGCATTTCTAGATAGTGCCACAATAAGAGAGAATGTAGTTTCTTTGGCAAGGAACATAGGGTACTTGCCATTGTCCAGAAGAGCAGCAAAGGCAAATATATCATTCATAGCATCTAATATTAGCAGTGCCATAGAGCAGGTGACACTAAAGTCTGGCATTGTATGTACTGGAAACTTAGACAATACAAGTTATATCTTTTCTATCCCAGAGGACATAACAGTAAATGTGTCTGAGGGAGAAGCAGTTTTTGGTTCAGTTGACATTTATGAAGGAACATTATTAACAAAGACATTTAATGTTAATACATCTCAACCTAACCAAAAATATATTTTACCAAACCCATACATAGACACTTCTACCATCAGAGTAAAGGTAAAAAATACACCACAAGACACAACAGAAAATCAATATATTGCTGTAGATTCTATTGTAGGTATTAATTCAGAATCTCAAATATTCTTGGTTCAAGAAGTTTCTGATGAAAAGTATGAAATTTTCTTTGGAGATGGAATATTTGGAAAGAAGTTAGAAAATAATAATCAGGTCAATGTCACTTATATTACTACAAATGGAAAGAATGGAAATGGTGCATCAAACTTCTCATTTGTGGGACAGCTAAAGGACAATCTAGGTGGAGATGTATCATCTCTAGTACAAACAATAGTAACTAATGATATAGCATCTAATGGGGATGATATACAGTCCATAGAGTCTGTAAGATACTATGCACCAAAATTATATGCAGCACAGTTGAGAGCAGTCACTGCAGGGGACTATGAAGCTTTACTACCTTCAATATATCCAAACATAGAATCAGTGACAGCATATGGGGGAGAAGAATTGTCTCCTCCACAGTATGGAAAAGTATTTTTAGCAGCAAAGCCAAAAAATTCAGATTATCTTTCTGAAACAACCAAAGATTTTATTTTAGAATCTTTAAAGAAATATACAATAGCAGGAATTAAACCTGAATTTGTAGATGTTAATGTTCTGTATGTGGAATTAGATTCTTCTGTATATTATAATTCAAATTTTGTAGGATCTCCAGAAGCATTAAAAAGTTCAATAATTTCTTCTCTAACAAATTATTCAAAGTCATCAGATTTAAATAAGTTTGGTGGAAGATTTAAATACAGCAAAGTTTTAGGAATAATAGACAAAACAAATAATTCAATTACATCTAATATAACAAAAGTTAAAATAAGAAGAAATATTGGTGTTATTTTAAATGAACCTACAAAGTATTTTGTATGCTTTGAAAATGGGTTTAATGTCCAGAATAAAGATCATAACATAAGATCAACA